AAGAGTGTTGACATTAATACCTTTTGATGAATTTGTCCCAACAGGAACATCATCAACTATCATCTTAAACATTTTTCCTTTACGAGAAAAAAGTAAAAGATTATCAATAGTATTAGTTGATATTGTAGATAATATAGCATCATCTTTTGTTTTTACGCCTTTTCCATTTTTTCTTTGAACCTTAAAGCTACTTACAGGAACTCTTTTAATATCTCCAGTTTGAGAAAGAATAACTACTACATCTTCAGGAATAACTTCTTCAATGATTTTTTCTTCTGGCTTTATATCAATTTGAGTAAGTTCAGTTCTGCGGGCATCTCCATATTTCTTAACAAGAGATGAAAGTCTTTCTTTTATAATGTTGATTTGCAAATCTCTTTGACGCATAATATTCTGCCACTGCTGAATATTATTTAATAAATTTTGAAGTTCTTTATTAAGTTCAATCCCCTCAAGTTTTGCTAGGCTTGATAAACGCATTGCAAGAATAGATTTTGCTTGATTTTCTGTAAAGTCGTACTTTTTAATCAAAGCAAGTTTTGCGGCTGCCGCAGATTCACTTGACTTAATAAGCACAATAATGTTATCTATATCTTCAAGCGCTTTCAATAATCCTTCAAGAACTTCTTTTCTTTCTAATGCTTTTTTCAAATCATAGTTGATTTCTTTTAATAAACATTCAATATTATGATTAATATAAATATCAAAATAATCTTTTAAGGTTAATAATTGAGGAATTTTCCCAACCAAAGCCCATTGATTTGCATTATAATTTTTCTGTAAATCTGTTTTTTTATAAAGTTGTTTTAAAACAGCGGGAGGGCTATTATTTGAATCACATTCTATATCTAATTGTAAACCAGTTTTACTACTTCTGTTATATACAGCTTCAATATGCTCAATTTCATTTGATAAAGCTAATGTTTTTATTTTTTCTATCAATGGCTCAAGATAAACTTGATAAGGAAGTTCTTTAAAAATAATATGATTATTTTGAATCTCTGCTCTTGCTCTTAATATAACTTTTCCTTTTCCTGTTTTATAAATTTGAGATAATTCATTTTTATTTATAATTAGTCCTTTAGATGGAAAATCTGGAAAAATATTATTATAATCAATTTCATTTGTTTCTAAATATTTTAATAATATATTTCCAATTTCTTTAAAATTATGAGGTAACCAAACATTTGCAAGCGTACTCACTTATTCTTATGTTTCCATAAGCGCTGACTATATCTTAACGAATTTTTACAATTCGCAAAACCCATTTCAAACTACGTACCAATAGTAGTTTTACTCCTCCGATCCGAGGATAGTCGATACAGGTTTGAAAAAATTATTTATTTAATGGATATTTCCAATCCTATTGTTTTTGTCTTTTACCAGAATTAATATCAGAAATAACTTTTCTATCGCAATTTAATTTTGAGGCGATTGATTGCATTGTTTCTCTATTCTATAAAGCCTTTTTAATATAAAGCATTTCTTCTTTAGAAAAAAATCTTTTTTGATTAGCATTTTTAGGTCTTAAGGGATATTGTAAGTCAACTTGTTTATATTTTTTTCCTGTATTTATTAATGTTAAACTGGATTTAGATATGTTATAAAGTTGACTTATTTCATCATAAGATATTTGTGGATTTTTTAAAGCATTTATAATATCTTTTAATAAAGATTCGTTATTATAAAATTTACTTGTTTTATTTTCAAAACCATATCTTTCTAACCTTTTTTCTCGTAATGGATATTTCAATTTAGGATTTTTATAATGAGTTCCTGTGTTTATTCCTCTTATTACATTACGAGTAATTGAAATATTTAATTTATCTATAATTTCTTCATAGGTTAGATTAGAAGTTAATAATAAATTAATAATTAAATTTAATTGTTCTTGATTTACACTTGCTGAAACATTATAAATACCATCTGATGCTCCATCTCCGCCCGGAGTAGTATTATATCCTTGATTTATATTATTAAATGTATTATAAAATGCTATCCAATATTTCTCTCGTTCTTTTAATTTTCTCCTATCATTTGGTTCTATTTCTTCTAATAATTCTATATTTTTAATAGAATGTTTTTTAATAGCTTTGCTTATTAATAAATTAGGATGCTATCTAATATCTTTTCCTAAATGTTCAACCATTCTTCTTCTTAAATCATTAGTTAAACCAATATAGCTTTTATTATTATCAAAAACAATACGATAAATTCCACTCATTGAATGAGTTGTTTCATTAAAATTCACAATTTTCTCCTTCCCACGGGATTTTCATATATATATTATTTGTTAAAATGAAACCCATGCTTATCTTTCATTTTTTCTTTTATATATATTTAGAATCCCCCGTTAGCAATTATCTAATTTTGTCCAAAAAAATTTTTAGATAATTACCCCGCTGGTAAGACGGAAAAGGTTTAACAGGCAGTATTATCTACCAATTCCTTGACAACCATTTACTATAAGTCTTGGAAAAATTGCAGGAAGTACTTCAGGCCATTTCTCATCTTCTGAATAATTATTTATCATATTAACATTTTGTTTATTAATATTCTGAAACATTCCTTCTTCAACTATTTTAGAAAGTCTTGCTTCTGTATATCTTGCTGCGGCAGCTGCATCTGGGATAATTTGAGAGCCATTGTTTCCGTGCCAGTCAACTTCAGGAATATTATTAATCCATTTTTGAGACATTCTTGTAAAAGTATCATAAATTGCAGTGTCTCCGTGGGGCCACCAGGTACCAGCAACCGCACCCGCAATTTTTGCACTTTTTACATGAGGTTTATTAGAAAAATATTTTTTATGATACATTTCCCATAAGCAAGCTCTTTGACCTGGCTTTAATCCATCTCTTGCATCAGCAAAGGCTCTACAAGAGTTGGCTTCATATGAGAAATCAATAAAATTTTGGCTTAATTCTTCACATATATTTTTTGTTTCCATCCGCACATTTCCTCCTTACCATAAATTTTCTGAAATTTGTTCAGAATGTTCAAGCAGCCATTTTCTTCTTGGTGGAACTGCGACTCCCAATAAAAGTTCAAACATTTTTTCTACTTCTTCTTTTGAGGGGGCTACCATTTGAACAACATTTCTTGTAGTGGGATTTAAAATAGCAGGTTCTAATTCTTCACTATTTTGCTCTCCTAAACCTTTATTTCTGTTTATTAAATATTTTTCATTTTTATGCTCTTGTTTATATTTTTCAAGTTCTTTATCGTCTTTTAAATAAATATAAGTATCTTTCCCTTTTGTTATACGGTACAAAGGAGGAATAGTAATCCACATATGTCCATTTAAAATTAACTCAGGGCATAAAGACCATATATTTAACATAATTAAATTTTTTATTGATTGTCCATCTGGATCTGCATCACAAGCAGTAAATATTTTTCCATATCTTAATTTTGAAATATTATAAATTAATTTTCCTGTTTTTGGATTTAAATCTAATCCAATTGCTTTAATTAAATTATTAATTTCTGTATTTGCCATTACTTTTTCTTGGTTGTTTTTATATGCATTAATCATTTTTCCTCTAATGGGGAATACTCCGACTATTTCTGGATCTCGTGCTTCAATTAAACCGCCCGCAGCAGAATCACCTTCACATATAAAAAGCTCACATTTTAAACGATCTTTACTATTTGCATCTACAAGTTTTGTAGGTAAATTTATTAATTTATTTTTCTTTTCTTTGTTTTGCTCTCTTGCTTTATCCCTTGCTCTTTTTGCAGCATCTCTTGCTTTTCGTGCGGCAGTTGCTTTTTCAAAAATAAGTTTAATATCTTTTTCATTTGATTCAAACCATTCTCTTAAAGCTGTTGCAATAGCAAAAGTGAAAGGTGACATATCAATTTTTACAATTCTTGATTTTGTCTGAGCGTCATATGATATACCAGGGGCAGTTAAATTAAATGCAATAAACATTCCTTCTTGAATATCATCGCCGCCTAAATTTTCATCTTTTTCTTTTAACCATTTTTTCTCTTTAAAAAACTTATTAAATTCTCTGGTTATAATAGTTTTAATTTGAGTAATGTGCGGACCTGAGTCAGTTTCACCTGTATTAACATAAGAAATCATATTTAATGAATATTTTGATGTATAGGTAAGAACCATATCAAGTTTATTTTTTCCTGCATCAAAATTCATATTCATACGAGAATTTATAATTTCAGTATCACTTACTGCATCATCAACTAAATCATTAAGTCCATTTTTTGATGAAAATGTTTCTTTTTTATTGTCTATTGTTAATTCAATAGTTAAGCCAGGACATAAACATACAAGAATATGAAATAATTCTTTTAATTTATTAAAGTCTGCATTTTGATGTGTAAAAAATTCTTCTGATGGTTGCCATCTTACATATGTACCAGAAGGTTCTTTGCTTTTGTCAATTTTTCTATTAACAAAAACACCTTCTTCAAAAAAGATGCTTTCTGTCATTCCATCTCTGAAAGTTTCAACTTCCATTTTATGAGATAAGAAGTTTACAAGTTTACAACCAATACCATTTAAACCAAGAGCGGTACCTTCATATACACCATCATCAGAAAATTTACCTGATGTATTAAGCGTATCAAAAGCCGCCTGAAGAACTGTTTTTCCATCTTCTCTTAATGAATTGACAAGAAAACCTTGTCCATAATCTCGAACCATATAGCTAATATCGCCTATTGTATCAATTTTTACCTCAATAAGATTTCCATGCCCTGCTTTAAATTCATCAATAGCATTAGAAACAACTTCTATTACTAATTGAGTTGAATATTCTGTACTGCCGCAGTAGACACCAGGTCGAAGTCTGGTAAATTCGAGTGGTGAAAGGCTTTGTATGCTATTTTTATCGTATAACTTATTTGGCATTTTTACTCCTCCAAAATCTTTATTTTTAATCTTTCTTATATATTATAACAAAAATTTTCATTTTTTTCAAAGATTTGTAGAGAGGGGTCTAATTTTACTCTATTTTCAAGAATTGTTTGCTTAAATTTCTTTCCATTTTCTTGCGCAAGAGCATCAGATAACTCATTTCCTATTATGCCTGAATGACCAAGGATTTTTTTAAATTCTATTTGACTTATAAAAAATTCTTTGTTATAATATGAATAAAGGGATTTGAATATATTATAGTTTTCTATTATTTTATTTTGGCTATTTTTCCAGCCATTATTACACCAAGTATATATCCAGGAGGAGAGTGCGTTTATACAATATGCTGAATCTGAATAAATTGTTATAGATTCATTTTTATGATATTCATTTTTTATTTCAAATGTTCTTAATATTGCCATTAATTCCATTTGATTATTAGTTACTTTTGTGGGAAATTGCTGACAACAACAACCAATTAAAGTTTCGTTATCATCAAAAATAGTTATTCCATAGCCGCCGCAACTATTATTTTTTAATTTATGAGATGAACCGTCTGTATAAAAATGTAACATAGTTAAAACTCCTTTGTTAATTTATTATATATTATAACATAAATTTTAATAGTTGTCAACAAATAAAAATAAGATATTGCTGCTGTTGCAGCAATATCTTATTTATATAATATGCGGGTTGTATAAAAATATACAACCCATTTATATTTTTATTATTTTTTTACAATTTTTATTTGTAATTTATCAATAGATTGATTTGATTTTCCACCTGCATATCCATTATCATTTACAGTATTATAATTTGTAACCCAAGGTAAATAATTAGTTGATGCAGTAGTAGAAACTCTATATGAAGTTTGATATCCATTTACTCCTTCAAGAGTAGCTTGTACCCAAGCAATATTTTTACCAATTATACCTGCATAATCATTTCTATCATATACCCAAGGCAAATAATTTTGAGAATCAACAGTTTTAACTCTATATTTTATATGACCTTTTGTAGTTCTCATGTAAATACCTTGAATTGTTTGATTTTCAAGTCCTGCATAATCTTCAAGATTTTTTACTTCAGGAAGCCATCTTCCGCCAGCATATACTTGATAATAAATATCAGGAGCTATTGATGCGGTTGAAGTAGAAGTAGTTGGTTTTGTTGTTGTATTTGAGCTTCCGCTTGAAGTAGTAGTTTTCTTTCCATCCCACCAGATGCGGAAGAATGAATATACATCTGAATTGTTTAAATATCTTGTTTTTCTTTTGAAACTTGATGTTCCTGCCCAATTATTTCCATATCCGTCTACATTTCCTTCTAATGTAGTAATTTCATTTCCATTTACTTTTTCTACAATTCCTATATGACTTGCAGAATATTTATCAACAGGATTAGTAAATGAAGCATATTTAAACATAATTAAGTCGCCGGGAGCGGGAGTTTTCTTTCCTTTAAGGAACCATTCTCCGTATTTACCATTATCATTTCTGGCATTATCAGAAGCAAAACTATAAATTCCACCTTGATATTTTCCAATAAAGCCACAATCTTTCATAATTGCTGAGATTGAAAATGCACACCAATCATATACTGCGCCAAGCCCAAGTTTGGTTTTACATACATATTGACCATCTTTTCCAATATAAGTGCGGGCTTGATTTAAAAATGTATCTTTATCGCTTATTTTTGTAGATGAAGTGGTTGTTTTTGATTTTAATAAATTATCATCATATAAATAATCTAAATCAACATTTCCAGTTATACCACTAATTTTTCCTGTCCAATTATATTGCCAGATTGAAGCATCATATTTTGGAGCTTTTGCATCTGGACCTGCAAACCATATTTTATAGGCTTTCATATTATTATATCCGCCTAATTTATTTTGCATCCAATCAACATTTGTATAAATTACAGGAGTATAACCTGCTGCTTTTATTCTCTATAAGAAAATAATTGCACATTTTCCCCAATTAGGAATTTTACCAACTCTTTTTGCATATCTTTCAGAATCTTCTTCTAAATCTAATGCAATAAATTTTACATATTGCTTATATTCATTTGCTATTCTAATAGCAAAATCAGCCTACCCTTTTGCAGTCTATTCATCTACAAAATAACCAAAATGAAAAATTCCAAATGGAATATTATTTTTTACACATCCATTGGCATTTTGATGAAATTGACTATCAGTTTGACTTGGTAAATCTGAGCCAAATGTACTTCTAAGAATTGCAAAATCTATCTGAGATTTTACTTTTGCCCAATTTATACTTCCTTGAGAATAAGAAACATCAATACCTTTTAATGCCATTGTTCATTTTCCTCCTTTACTTCAGGGATTCCCGCAATAGAAGTCATAAGGCTTAATACTGATGCTACGGCTGCAACAGAGGCAACTGTAAGCCAGTTAATATCACTTATCGCCATTCCTACTGCGACAGAGCCAACAAAAGTTTGTGCAAATGTTTTAATTGCTCTTGTTCCTGCGGCTTTCCACCAATCTTTTGACCATAATTTATTCATATAGTTACCTCCTTTGAAAATAAAAAAAATATTCTTTAGAGATTTTTCTCTAAAGAATATAAAAAATCATAAGATTATTTTAATTATTTTTGTCCCGAAGATGTTCTTGGATTAATTGCTTAATATTTTCAATATTTATAGGAACACAACAAAGAGCTTCACAAGAGGCGTTAAACATAAGGTCATACCCTTCTGTAAAAGTATCTGTAAGATGAGTATGTCCATGAATTGAGTAAGTTTTACTTGTATCATAATTGCCTGTAAGTTGCGGGTAATGAGTAAGTAAAAAAGTACTTTTACCTTTTTTAATTCTGTATCCAAATTGGATATCTTCAATATTAGAAATGGTACTATATATTTTTAATTTTGCGTCAGTATCGTGATTACCAATAGCGAGCCTAATTTTTCCATTAAGTCTTTTTATAAGAGGAATCGCATCATTTATATCTCCAAGCGCCATATCGCCAAGATGATAGACAATATCATTAGGTTGAACAAGTGAGTTCCATTTTTCAATTATTCCTTCATTCATTTCTTCTACTGTTGAAAAACATCGTGGCTGTAGAATAAAATCTTTATTATGGTTAAAGTGAGTATCTGAAATTATCCAAATATTATTCATATATCTGCCTCCTTTATATATTATGAGAAAAAAGCTTCTCTCTTAATGCATCATATGTGTAAATTTGAGAAAAACCTTCTGAAACTGTGGGAGAAATATAACTATAATACATATTTTTAACAGCGCTTGGTGGGACAAAAGTTAATCCTGTTCTTTGACTATTGCGGTCAAGGCACATCTCTAAAGGAGTTTTTATTTCAATAGCAATGGCTTTTTCATATTCTGAAATATGTTGTAATAAAAAAGTTCTTGAATTAGGGCTTACTGAAGTTTGGTCTGCAATAACATCAAATCCTTCTTTTAATGCCTTATTGATAGAGTCCCAAAAAATTTGATATACTTCATTTTCGTGAGAAAAATATTTTTCTCCATCTTTCAATAAAGAAAATCTGATTGTATCTCGAGAAATAATCTTATAAGGATGGTCAGGAAAATATTTTGGGAAAATTTCTTTAGCAAAAGTAGATTTTCCTGAACCTGGGGCGCCGCATAATACATATAAATTACTCATTCATATACCTCCTGTTGTGCAAGTTTTCCTCTGAAAATTCTATATGGTTCTTTGCGGTTGCCATCTTCATCAAAATTACCATATTTCATTTCAAGCTGAAAGTCTTCATAATTATAATCACTATACATTGAACGAATTTCTACGTGATTTCTTTCGCATCCGCAATAAATGCAATAAAGATTTTTAAGATGTCCTGCCTCTCTATATTTGCCAATTTTTCTGGGGACTGCGATTCCCTCTCTGCCACATTTTGTACAAAACATTTTAGAAATTGTATATTTACCATTTCTCATTGAAGAATACTTCCTTTCTTTTTTATTGTAATTATATTATAACAAATTTTTTATAAAAAATCAAGACAAGAGTTTTTCCTCTTGTCTTGAAAAATTTATATAATAAAATTGCTTGTATTTGGTGATAAATCTTTTAAAGGGGTTGCTCCTAACTATTTAGGAATGGAAACGAATTAAGAACTCAGGAGATACACATTTAAAAGATTTTGTACCATCAAAAGAGCGGAAAACTATTCCTTCTCTCATATCCCCATCTATTTTTGATTTTTCTCTATTGACATAATTTCTTAATGTTTCAAGATTATCTGGAAGTACATAATCTTCATTTACAATTGGTACGCAAGGGATTCCATATTGTGATAAAAATTTATCCATTTCAACAGAGTTCCATCTTCCTTCAGTAGAAGTGATAAAATTAAATGCTGCAAAATCGTGCCCTTTCATATGATAGTCTCTCTTTTGGATAGAAGCACCAAAAGTTTCACCTTGAATAGTTACCCAATCATATTCAGGCTGTTTATTTAAAATGTCAGTAAGTTTTTGCTCAATTTCATATTTTTCTGCCATTTCAACATAAACATTAGAATCATAGAAACATTTTTTATCAGGCTTATCAAAAACTACATTTCTTGAACATATAAAAAATTCATTCTTTTTAAATAAGCCCTTTCCTCTTTTAAGAGTAAAAGTTGTGCTTGTGCCATCAATTTTTTCAGTAGCAATCCAAGACTTTTTTGTACCAAGTAAAAATGGTAGATTTTCAATTCTTTCTTCATCTGTTTTTGTAACCCAAGCAGGCCACCCTGTTTTAGTATCTTTCTTTTTTCCGAAGAAGAAGAATAGTAAAGTTTTTCCCCAACCTCTATTCATCAACCATTTGATAACTTTATTGCGGAAAAGTTTTGGATGACGTTGAGCCATTTTCTTATATTTATCTGCTGAGTTTGCTTTTCTTTTGTTATCTTCTGGAACTGCATATGTTACTTCCAATTCTTTTGTTAGGAAACGAGATTCATCATTAAGGTCGTGGCGACCATGGTCTCCTGACCCTGGATCCCATACAGAACCATCTGCTTGAATTTCCCATCCGAATTGAGCAACTGACATTAGCAAACCCTGAGAAATAGATTTACACATTTTTTGAGTTTTGATTTTATAGTGTTTTGAAGCAAGAAACTCCATATCTGAGAAAGGTGGTTTCTCAGGAAGCTGAGAGTCAATTTCAAAATATACTGCGGGGTCACCTGCTTTAAACTCTCCTTTTCCTACTACAATAGTCCATCCGCCTACATGAGCAAGCTCAACTCTGTCGTAGCCAGCGATAGGAGTTACCGCATCTATTTTTACCAGATAAGCAAGTTCTCTTTCTTGGTTTTTGTTTAACATTTTTAAGCCTCCTTTATACAATCTGAGGTATTAACAATATATTCTTTGCCAGCAAGATGTCTTTCATATTCAATAGCATCTTCAACATTTGTAAAAAGACTTCCATCTGTGGCTTCCCATTCTGCATTATGAAGAGTGAGTCTTGTCTTAAGTTTATTTTTTTCTGTTTTGCTTTCAAACTTGCCTTCTCTATTTACATAATCTTCGGGGATGAGCTTTGAAAGTTTAACAATTACCCAAGCGCCACTGGGTCCTGTCTTTGATGCTATATACGGGTCAAAAATCATTGCTGTGCGGTCTTGATAAATTGCACAGACCTCAACAAATTCATTTCTGGCAGTATAAAACATTCTCATATAGAAAACTCCTTTTTTATTTATTTTTTATTGTATATATATTATAACAAAAATTTAAAAAAAAAACAATGGGAGAATTTTAGGACCATATATAAAAACAATTTGATCCAATGTAAAAAATTTATTTATTATATTTTTTATTCTTCGATGAAGGAGTTGATTTTATGTCAAAATTAATTGATTTAACGGGACAAAAATTTAATCATTTAACGCATTTTAATAATATAAAAATTGAAGATTTAATTTTAGAAACAACAAAATTCCGAGTAGTATAATACTACTCGGAATTATTTTTACTTTTGTTTAAACATATTATTTAATATATTTTCAAGAGAGGTTCCACGAAGCAGCTTATTGGTAAAGTCTGCAACAGATTCATCCTGGGCAATCGCATATGGAGCGATAGCACTTGCAGCATCAGTAAGGAGCTGAGCGTTTGCTTTTGCGCTGATAGCTTCGATAAGTCCAGGCTGAATTGCTCCAAGAATTTCTTTAATTGTATCAGCATAAGCCTGCTGCTTAGCTTTTTCAATTTCAGCAAGTCTTGCAAGTTTTTCTGCTTCAACAGTGTCATTTTCTTTTCTACGAGCAACTTCCGCAGTTTGAATAGCATTAAGAACTTCCTGCATATCCCTACGAGCTTGGAATCTTGCGGCTTCAAGTTCATCTTTCTTTGTGGTTTGAGCAGCATCATTAGCAAGTTTTGTAAGTTCAAATTCTTGCTTAAGAGCCAGCTGTTTCATATTAACTTCATGATTACATTTGTTTTGTCTTTGTTCACTTTCCGCAATTTCTTTAACAATATTTTCACGAGCACGAGCATTATCCAGCTTTAACTTTTGGAAAACAACATCTCTTTGGAACTCATCGAGTTCTTCCTGATATGCATTATCAAAATTAAGATTAATAATATCTACCTCTGTTACAAGCATACCATTAACCTTAAAGAGTCTTCCTTCTTCCTTTTTGCCTTCTTTAATATCAAGAACTGCATTTCTGATAACAGTAGTATAATTTGCATAGAGGGTATTAAAATCATATCCTCTAACAGTTCTTTTAACCAGAGAACGCATATTATCAGATAGATATTTTACATAATTTTCAATAGCAAACCAATCTTTCTGATATTCTTTTTGGAAAGTTACCCAGTAATTAAGATGAATAGATACATCAATGCCATCAGAAGTTTGAGCTTCAATTATATCAGACACCCTATTATTAGCAATTCTTAAAAAAGATGTTGTAATAGTTGTATCAGTAGATTTAGGAGTTCCACAGCTAAGCTTGATAGCTTCCACGGTTTCATCATAATCAAGCAGACGAGTTGCGGGGCCCGCAACAACTTCACGCTTACCTGTTTTAGAAGTTACATTAATTGCATAGCCTGTCCATACATCAATAGAAACTACTCCTTCATACTTAGTATCAAGAGTAATAGTTCTTGGCTTGGTATAGCTGGTTCCACGCGAAATATTAGCATTAGCTTCAAAAATAGCAAGTGTAGCCTCTTGGTCGCCAGTAGAATAAAAGTTCTCAAGAATATCAATAGGATTAGAAAGAAGTCCCTTATTTGCGGCTCTTGCTAAAGTTTTTTCAGAAAGGTCGCTATTATATTTTACAACTTCCGCATTGTTAGGATACATCAGAGAACACTCTTTAGGAGTAAGTTTTCTCTTAACCACTACTTCTGTGCGGGGGTCGGGTAGATACATACGAGGACCTTTAATTGTAGTAATTGTACCAGTGAGTCGGTTAAGAATATAACGACCTTCGCCTTCAGGGATAGCAATAGCGTGATGCATATACTTTCCATCATACTGAATCATTGCGTGTTCAGGTCTTGGGTAATAAATCATTTGGTCATTACCAGTAATAAAGAGTTCTTCACCTATTGGGTGATGTACTTTCTTACCATTCTTCATTTCATCATATTCTGCAATTACTTTTACATAGATGCCGCTGATTGGAGAAAGTTCAAGTGCTCTGAATATATATCCACCTTTTGGAGCAGATACAAATGTTTCAGTTGGCTTAGGAAATACCACAGATGGACCGTGGATATATCTCTTTTCTCCATCTTCATCTTTCAGGATTGCGTATTCCAGTCTTTCAAGAGTAATAGCATCTCTGACATATGCGCCAGTGCCTTCTCCATTTTCAGCATTAATTGGGATTACTTCAATTCCTGTTGGCGGAATGTAGAAGGAAACTTCTGTTCCTTTAATAACAAGAAGCTGTCCTACAAAGTAATCTTCCTGTTTTGCTTTTACTTCATTACCCTCTGCATCAATCATTGTACCTTCTGCATTACTTTTCTTTGCGGCTTCTGCATCATAAACTCTTGCAAGAAGATATTGGTTAGAACGAAGTCTATGTCCTCTAATTACACGAGTCATCTGACCTGGGAAAAGGCTGAAAGATGTCGGTCCAGGAATGTTTATTTTATGTCCAATTTCAAGTGTTGGACTGTTTACTGCTTTTGCTGCTTCAGGGTGAGAACCATCTTCCGCAGGATTTTTAAGTACAATGTACCAACCTTCAGGAGCAGATACAAAAATCTGTCTTGCTTTTTCAAAATCTTGAGTTTCATTAAAACGCTTTGTTTTAGCATCAAATATTACAAGATTTTCCTGTGCGGAAATAGTCATAGTAATGGGGCCTGTATAGGTTTTTATTGCACCATTAGTTTTAGATTGAAGAAAACAAAACTCATTAGTAGAAAGGACAAGGTCTCTTTGTCTATTCATTGGAGCTTGTTCCATATAATTATCTTCATTATATCTTGCCATAATTATTTATTCCTTTCTTTTTATTTTTTTATTTTATGTATATATTATACTTTAAATTTTTTAAATTTTCAAATAAAAGTGCCTTAGGCTTTGGCAAAAATAATATTAGAGTGAAGTTTAAAAATCTTAATTTTTAGCAACGGTCGAAAATAGATAAAATGAGAATCTAATTTTTTATATTATATGTATAGGAGAAATCATATATATTATAATAAAAAAATTTATAGTAAAGGAGAAAAAAGGATGGCACAGGAAAATAAAATATTATATAGTATTGATTTTGATGTTAATAAAAAGAAAATTGAATAGCTTAAAAAATCTTTACAAGATGTAAAAAAAATGTCTCTTGCTGAAATTTCTGCTCAGACAGGAATAACAGATATAGATAAATTAAAACAATCTTTAAAAGATGCAAAAGCCGCAGCAAATGTGGCAGAAAAAGCTATTGCACAAGCTTTTAATCCAAAATTGAATACTGTTAATATTGAAAAATTTAAAGCAGCATTAAAAGATACTGGTGGATTAAAGGGATTAAGAACAGAATTATAGAAAATTGGTCCAACAGGAACTCGAACTTTTTCACAAATTGAATCTCAGGTATTTAAAATGGGTCAAACAGTTAAACAAACCCATAATACCTTAGATAAAATGTATACAACATTAACAAATTCAATTAAATGGGGATTATCTTCAACTATTATAAATGGATTTTCAAATACTATTCAACAGGCTTGGGGATATACAAAATCTTTAGACACTTCATTAAATGATATTAGAATTGTAACTGGTAAATCAGCAGATGAAATGACAAGATTTGCTGAAAAAGCGAATAGTGTTGCACAAGAACTTGGAAAGTCTACAACTGATTATACAAAAGCAGCATTAATTTATGCACAACAAGGTTTAAATGATAAAGAAGTTGAAGCACGAACTTAGGTTACATTAAAAACAGCTAATGTAACAGGGCAATCTGCTGAAGAAGTTTCTGAGCAATTAACAGCAGTTTGGAATGGTTATAAAGTAAATGCAGAATAGGCAGAAGTTTATGTAGATAGATTAGCTGCTGTTGCTGCAACGACTGCATCAGATCTACAAGAATTATCAACTGGTATGAGTAAAGTTGCATCTGCAGCCGCCGCAATGGGGGTTGGAGAAGAACAACTTGCCGCACAGTTATCAACTATTATATCTGTTACAAAACAAGCTCCTGAAAGTGTTGGTACTGCATTAAGAACTGTATATGCAAGAATTACAGATATTAAAGCTGGAGTAGAAGAAGATGGAACTACTCTTGGTCAATATTCTGGGAAAATGGCGGAAATGGGTATTAATGTTCTTGATGCTACTGGAAATCTTCGTGATATGGGTACTGTTATGGAAGAAATTGGTGCTAAATGGGGAGATATGTCCCGTGAACAACAAGTTTATTTAGCACAAACTATGGCAGGTCAAAGACAATATAATAATTTACTTGCATTATTTGATAATTTTGATAAATATAATAGTGCCTTAGAAACAGCTCAAAATGCAGCAGGAACATTACAATAGCAACAAGATATTTATATGGAATCAACTGCTGCTCATTTAGAAATTCTAAGAGCTGGAGTTGAAAATATTTATGACTCTTTAATAGATACTAATTCTATTAAACCTTTGTTAGATTTATTTACCACTTTGACCAATGGAGTAGCTGGTTTTATAGATACTCTTGGTGGTGGAGTGGGAGTTTTATCTATGCTTGGGGCTATTGGTTTAAATGTATTTGGAAATAAAATTGCAAATAGCCTTCAAGTAACCATTTCTAATATGGGATTAGCAAAGGCTTAGGCAATAGAATTAACTGAAAAAATAAAAGGATTGCAAGAAGCTCAAAAGGATACATCAAGACCGCAAGAAGAGAGAGATTGGGCAGCATATCAACAAAGTCTTTTAGAAAAGAAAAGAGATTTTAAAGATTTAATTCCTTCAGATGTATTGGAGAAAGCATAGGAATTAAATAACCAAATTAAAGATGTTAATGCTACTCTTCGAGCTATAGATGAGATACGAGATAAAGGTATTGAAAATAGATTAGAAGGTTTAAACGCAACTGATTTATTAGAAGATGAAAATAAATCTGTATATGAAAATTACCAAAATGATTCAACTGGAGAATTTAGAGAGCAGGTTGATGCTGAATTAGAATCTATTCAATAGAAATTTAGCAATTTTAGAAACAATATGGAAAAAATGAAAAACGAAATTGCTAATATAATGCCAGAAGATATAAAAAATGCAGACAATATAAAAAAACGTATAGATGAATTAAATGAGAATATTGCAAATTTAGAAAAAACTAAAAAAAGTGCAAGAAAGAACAAAGGGAGAATAAAAGAATTACAAGAAGAGGTAAAAGGACTTCAAGATCAACTTGACCAAGGAAAAGGAAAAGTTGATAAATTTATATAGTCATTAGAAAATATGAAGGGCGAAGGCGTTTTAAATAAAGAACAGCAAGAGGCAGTTGAAAAATTAAAAAATGACCTTTCTAAGTTAGGAACGGAAGGCGGCCCTTCTATTGAAAGTATAAAGAAACAATTTTTAAATTTGCAAAGTATATTTGGAGCATCATCAAAACAGGTTTAGGAATTTTTAAAATTGCTTCATATGTCTCCAGAAGAGGTTGAAAAATTAAAAGCTAAATTAGAATAGCTTAAACAACAAAAAGGTTCTGTAGATGAATCTATGAAACAATCTATTAGTGTAAAAAGATTTACAGATTTAGCAGGGGGTATTACTTCTGTTGTTGCTGCTTTTAATCAGTTAAAAAGTATTGGAAATGTTTGGGGTTCAAATGCTTCAACTGGAGAAAAGGTTTTAAAAACAATTACTTTAATGGCAACTGCTTTACCGATGTTAGTTTCTGGAGCTACAAAAGCAAATGCTGCTTTTAAAGGATTAACTATCCAAGGAAAAGCTCTTACTTTAGAGAATATTAAATTAATCGCAGCATAGTCTGGGCACTCTGTTGCACTAACAGCATTACGAGGCGCTGCTACCGCCGCATCAACCGCATTAAAAGATTTATGGGCGTCATTGGGTCCTATTGGAGCTATCGTTCTTGCTGCAACGGCAATAGCATCCATAACTTTTGCTATTGGAGAGGCTGAAAAAGCAAAAAAATAGGCACGTATAGAAGCTAATAAAAGTTTATTAGAAGAACAAAAAGCAGAAGCAGAATAGATAAATAAACAACAGTAGTTATATAAAGCAATTTCTGCTATAAATGATAAATACCAAGAAGGAAATATTACCAGAGCTGAATTAAAATCAGAAATATAGAAATTATGTGATCAATATGGGTTGGAACAAGAATAGATAGATAAATTAACTGATAAATATGGAAATTTAACTTAGGCAATGAAAGCTGCACAATTATAGGCAGCAAATCAAGCTTTAAATAACGCAAATGAACAAGCAGAAACTGCAATGAATATAGCAAGAGACACTCAAACCGCATAGGGAGACAATTTTGTATTTAGGCAAGGTTATTATGATAATACAAATAAAGATGTAAAAGCTATTGCAGAAAAATATGGATTGAGAGAATAGGGCGGAAGATGGATTTTAGATAAAGTTCAAATAGGAACTGATGATGCAGGAAATGCTATTTATAAAGAAGCAGATGGATCAAAAGAATGGGCAGCATTATAGGCAGAAACAATAAAAACTATAATGACATAGATTAAAAAATTAGATAATTATTCAGATATAAGAAAAACTGATAGTCTTATTAGTAGTATGGAAACTTGGTATCATTGGGAGCAAAATACTGCTGGTGGGAAAGATATTGATGCAGGAGTTGCCGCAGCAAAAGAACAAGCTTCAAAAATAGCAGCTTTATCTGTTGATTTTACAGATGTTTCAGATTTAGATTCTTATAATGATAAATTGGAACAAGCAGTTAAATCTTTTAAAGAAAATAATGTATAGCTTGCTTCAATTATGTCAGATGAAGATATTAGAACTTCTATTAGAGAAAATATTAGAAAGGATTCTTCTTAGTCTTATTCTTTATACGATAGACAGGCAGAAAAAATTCATAAATTAGAAGAGTAGTTTGGTTAGACTATTGATAGTGAAACATTAAAAGAGATAGAAAATTTAGATTAGGTACATTTAGACAAATTTCTTGAATTAAAACCTGAAACCATAGATGGATGGAAACAAGTAAATCAATATGTTAAAGATACTTCTGAAATTAATTTAGAAAATTTAACTAAAACAAATATAGATGCAGCCACTGATAAATTTCAAAAATATGCAGATATTTTAGAGAAAGTCAGAAATGGTAAAAAAATAGATAGTAAAACTTTTGAAACTTTAGATCCAGAAATGCAAAAAATGTTTGCACATGGAGTTGGAGGATATAGTTTTATTGGAAATCGTAAAGATTTTGAAAAACTTGGACAACGATTACAGAGTTCTGATTTTAGTACGATAAATAAACAAAATGAAAATGATTTAACAATTGCTAATAAATTATTAGAATATTCTAATAAAAATGATGGTCAAGTTGAAGATATTATTAAGAAAAAATAGAATGATAAAACTCGTATGCTTAAAGAAGATAGTATTACAAATTATGGAGATTTTATTTATTCAGGAAAGGACGCTCTTACAGGAAAGACCGATCTTACATATTTTAATAAACTTGATTCTCATCAACAAGCAGATACAGCAAGAGCAAATGGAGAAACTTTAGTTAAATTTGCAGAGCAATTTAAAGAAGGCGGAAAATATGCAGATGTTGAAATTGATTCAGATTTAAAAAATGCTTTATTAGGTTTTAAAACTCATCCATAGGACTTTCATGGTTCTGAGGGTTGGACGAATTATTATTTGTAGTCAAATGATTTATTATATAAACTTGCATAGGAAATGCAAAAAATAGAATTGCCGTCAAAAGAAGAAGAACAAAAAGCTATGCTATAGATTTTATAGAATTCATAGCAATATCTTAATGGCGAATCTACTGCAAATATCAATAAATTAAAAACAGCTTTAGAAAATGGAAAATTATCATAGGAGCAAGATAAAGAATTAACAGAATTATATGATAAAATTGATTTTAGTAAAGAATTTAATAGTGATGCCTTAGAAGATAGAATTAAAGAATTAAAAGAGGAAAGTATTGAAGCGGGAAATGCAATGTATGATGCGTTATTTCCTACCGATACTGATTTAAAAGAAACTGATATTTATAATTTACAACAAACAATTCAAGATTTAGCAGACTCTTCAGATGAATTAAATGATGGGTTGAAATCAAATGCTCGTACTGCAAAAGCATTATCAGAATAGATATTAAGATTCAATGATGGTTTAATGGATGCTGCGAAAAATATTTCAACTTGGAAGACATAGCTTGAAAGTGGAGCATTAACTTCTGTTACTGCAATTAGAGATGCTTATTCTGATATGTTAAATTTAGATGGAGAATCGTTGTCTGAAACATTTTTGCGTTCTACTGAAAATTTAGATTTAATGAATATTGCTTTAACTGGAACAGAATAGGAAGCAAAAGAAGCGTTTGATAGATTAAAAGAATTAGCTCAACAAGATATGTTAATTCAGATAGGAATTGATAATAATACATATCAAGAATCCTCAGAAGCCTTAAGAAATCTTGTTAAAAACTCTCAAATTGGAGATTCTTTAAGTGATGCATTAATCGAACCATTTTTTGATATGTTAGTTCAAGCAGGGGCTTCTGCAGAACAAATTAAAGATATTTTTGAAGGAATGGATATTCGTATTCAATTATCTGTAGATGAGGAAACTGGAAAAATATCTTATCAAAAGGGTACCGCAACAAAATCTGGAGATACTGATTTTCTTTGGAAACAACGTAGTCAAGAATTAGAAAAACAAGCTAAAGCGCTTAAAAAACAACAATAGGCTCAAGTTGACTTAAAAAAGGCAATTCAAGACCAGAGAGATTTATATCACGATATTAATATAGAGTTAGATGAAATAAATAGAAAATTAAAAAATGCTCAAAAAGAACAAAAGAAATTATATGGAAAAGATTTAATAAAAGGATTAGATAATCAACAAAAATTATTAAATCAAGAAATACAAACGTTAAAAACAAAACAAGCTATTCAAAAATCTGATAAACAATATCAACAACAACAATTAGCATCAAAAGGGGTTACATTTGGGGCAGATGGAAATATATCTAATTATATGTCCGTAATGACTGCCACACAAAATAAAGTTGATAGTTTAACAAATCAATATAATACTTTAGCTAATCAATATAATGCGTCCACAGATATTAGCACAAAAGAGAGCTTAAAATAGCAAATGGACGAAATTAATAAAACATTATCTTTAGCCAATACTGATTTAAATGATTTAAAAACTGGTATTAGTAATTATGATAAACTAATAAAAGATATGGGGTCAGTTGAAGACCAAATTCAAGAACAATTAGATGCTTTAGTTGAATCTAATGTTGAAAAATTTAATTTAAAAGTTAAATTAACTCTTGAATTAGGATAGGCAAAAAGACAATGGGAAGATTTTAAACGAAATGTTCTTGAAAGAGATAGTGTGCTTTATACAAATGTATTCACTAAAACTGAAAGAGATACAAACCAACATTTAGCAAAAGCAGAATCTTACTACACATCTGGAGAGATGAGTGCTAATACAGAAAAATTATATAGAGCTATGAACGCCGCAGAAAATATTCGTAAAAATGGTAAAGATTAGCTTTATGGGGATAATATGACACTTGCAATGGAAGACGCAAAAACTGCATCAGAATAGTTGCAAAAAGAATTACAAGGAGTAGCTGAATAGCTTGATGCTATCGACCAAGCTTATCTTGACACTATTGATAATATTCAATAGATGTATAGTAAACAAAAATAGGCATATCAAAAGTATGGAGAACAATTATCTCATGATTTGGATTTAATAAAATTAGTTTATGGATAGAAAAACTATAAGGCAATGGATAAATATTATGATAAAATGCATAAAAATAATGTTAATAATTTAGACTTTTTAAAGAAAACAAATGACGAAAATTATAGACAGTGGCAAGAGGCAGAAAAAAGAGCTGAACAATATGCAAAATAGAATGGAGCAGATGCAGAGAGAACAAAATAGGCAGCATAGGACGCAAAACGTTTCAAAGAGGCTTATTTGAATGGAGTATCTGATATTAATTCTGCAATTACATAGTCTATTCAGAATTTAAAAGACCAATATTCTAATGCTATTGCAGAAATATTTGATAATATGGAAAAAGAACTGACAAATGGAAAAAGTTTTGAATATTTAGATACTCAATGGGATTTAATGAAGAAAAAAGCTAATTTGTATTTGGATACAGTAAATTCTGCTTTTGCAGTTAAAAATACAGAATATTTATACAATCAAGCCTTAAATGATACAAAAGGATTAAGAAGTCAACAACAATTAAAGAAAGTAATGAATGAACAATTAACTATTTTAAAATAGAAAGATAAATTAACACAATATGATGTAGATAGAGCACAAAAAGTATTAGAAGTTGAGAAAGCTCGAATTGCTCTTGAATAGGCAAGAAATAATAAAACTCAAATGAGATTAAAGCGTGATTCTCAAGGTAATTATTCTTACCAATATGTGGCAGACCAAGATAATATTGGATAGGCAGAAAATAATTTAGCTAAAGCAGAAAATGATTTATATAATTTTGATAAAGAAAATTATGAAAAAAATTTAGAATAGGCGTATAATGCTACAAAAGAATTTCAAAATAAATTATCTGAGCTATATGATGAGTTTAATGCAAATTATCAAAATCCTGAGAAACAAGCCGAAATTATGTAGCAAATGAAAATGGTACAAAAAGAGTATACTGATTATATTAATAATTTATCTCAAGAATCTATGTATCAACAACAAAATATGATAAATTCAGGATTTGAAAGTTATAAATTATCATTAGGAGATGTTGGACAGGCTTTTGCAGATATGACAGAAGAACAAAAAAGAAAATGGATGGAATAGGAAGGATTTGTTCCTACTTTTAACTCTGGTGTTCAAGAAATGATAGAAAAGTTTTCTACTAATGAAGATAGTTTAGAAAATATTGTGGCAACAGCGATTGATAAGTTACAAGGTAAGAATGAAGAATATCAAGGAAAAATTCATTAGTTAGAGGAGTCTGCAGGAATTGATTTAGCAGCAGTTGCAAATGGATATGATGAAATTGCTATTAAAATTGGAGGAGAAGATGGACAAGGTGGATTAATTAAAAATAATGATGATTTACTTGATAGAATGAAAGATGAATATGATACAATGGAAGATTTAAGGGGTAGAGGATAGGAGTTAAGAAAAAAATATGAAGAAGTAACTAATCAAGCTAAATTAGCAGTTGAACAATTTCAAGAGATGTGGACGGAAGAACAGACTGCCGCAATCCAAGCTGCCGCAGATGCAGTTAATAATGTTGCAGAGGCTTATAATGCGGCTGCAGGAGCACTTGCAGCTTATCAGAGACAACAAACTGGCAGAGCTGCTGGAGGAGGCGGCAATGGCGGAGGGGGCCCAGGAGAAGGTCAGCAAGGTCCTACCGCAGCAACTTTAAAGGCCGTTAAACAAAGATGGGCACAGAGAGGCGTTCATTTAACAGATGAACAAGCAAAAAATAGATATTATTTTGACGAAACTTTTGGGCAAGGTGGATATGGTTTTGACAAAGAAAAAATAGAAAAATTATATAAAGGAGAATTAACCTTAAAAACATCTTCTTCTTCAAATGAAGGGAAAAAATATGATTCTTTTTCTGCAAAGAAAACTATTTATGAATGGATTTCTTATATTACAGATTTATTAAATAAAAAAGGATTAGAATGGACAACAGATATAGAATATAATATAAAAACAGCATTACAAGACCGCTATACAGATAAGGCAATAAAATAGATTATAACAAATTTTAAAAAACATTCTTATTTATATGGCACATAGATTGGAAAATATACTAAATTTGATACAGGTGGATATACAGGAGATTGGTCTTCTACTCAAGGTAAGTTAGCAGTCCTTCATTAGAAAGAACTTGTATTAAATAAATAGGATACCGCAAATATGCTTGAAATGATTCAAATGGTAAGAGAAATGCAACAAAATGAATTACAATTTAGAATGGCAAATTTAAATAACGAATTAAATGATTTAATGAAACAAAATTCTCAAATTGAAAAAATTAAATCTCAGCAAGATATGTTAGAGCAATCTGTTTCTATTACTGCTAATTTCCCAAGTGTTAATAGTAAAAAAGAAATAGAATAGGCATTTAAAGATTTAACTAATAAAGCTATGCAAATAGCATTAAAATAATAAAGAGGGAGATTTTCTCCCTCTCTTATTTAAAGAATAGGAGGAGCTTATGGATATAAACGATACCCTACTACAGGCTATGAATATTATGATATAGTCAGCTTTAAAAAAAGCTAATTTTGATAAAACTATAAAAGCAAAAATTATTAGTAATAATTTAAATCAATATAGATGTAATTATCAAGGCGCAACAATAACCGCAAAAAGTTTGAATAATAATGAATATAAAATTGGAGATATGGTATATATATTAATTCCTGCTTCTAATGATGGAATTGAAAAAATTATTTTGGGAAAAGTATAAAAAGGAGTGATAAATAATGTCAAATGAAGTAATAAAAACAATTGCTGTATATGAAGACAATGTATTATCAGGAGAGGTTGATATAGGAACTTCTGCAAATTTAGTTGATTATGATAATGGAACAGTAGAAGAAGCTTTAAATGATATAAAAAATCAGCTAATTACATTAAATGCGGCAATTGTCGCTAATACCGCAAAAATTGAAGAAATGAATGAAAAATTTACTACCGCAAAAACCATTATAAGTAAAATGAACAATGTTCAAGATAGATTGGATCAAATACCCAATGAAATTCAAACTTAGGTTCAAGATGCAATAGATAGAAAAACCTTTTTAACTGAAAATATTATATATCAGCAAGGAATATATTATAAAACCTTAAAAGAGGTTTTAGGTAATTTAATGAATTTACCATTAAGTTCAACAAATTTAAGAGAATGGATTGAAAAAATTTCTAATCAAATATCGAATGAAGAAAATCCTTAGCCAATAGAAGAAGAACCAACAATTTAATATGATGATTAAAAAAGAAAAAGGACAAAATCTTAAAGATTTTGTCCTTTTTATTATTCCCAATTTATCTAATTATTTTCTTCTATCCAATAGGCATCTAATATACAAATTGCATCTGCCTAATCATCATTAACTGTTATTCCATATTTTTGCTATACATAATTTATATCTTGCGGTTTGAGTTGCTCGCGTTTTACACCTCGCCCTTGCTGCATTTTTAGTTTAGCTCTCCACTAACTTGCTCCAAAAAATTCAAATTCTATCTTCGGATTAATTTCATATGCCATTAGAACCACAGAAGCTTGCAAATACATTAAAATCTTATTAGTATGAGAGTTGTATTCAGGGCGGACTTCTTCCATTATAATTTTAGAAATCTAATTAGTTTTTAGTAAATTTTCTATAGAGTCCCGCATTTTAATAATTCTTTTATATGCATTTTTATCTGATGCAGAAAAGCATCCATGCTAAAGCAGTTTATCATTCTATCCTATTGCATAGCCGCTTTGTTTAGTAGATAAGTCTAATGTTAATATTTTCATATTATCGCCTCTTTCTTGGTTTTATTATACCAAAAATTTTAGCGAAAGTCAAATTTAAATGCCGCTAATTGTTAAGCCAGCTGGAATAAAAGCTGTATTTGGAATTTCAATAAAAGCATTATTACCAGGATGTGCAAACAATTCATATGGTTCTATTGAAGTTCCTATATTTAACATAAAATCAGTACAAGTTATCATATGATCTGAAGATGGTATAATTGTTGCTTCTATCTGAATATTTTGAGTGGTTGCGGCAGTAGTAAAAGTGCAAAATAATATGTTTTCTATTTTTGAAAGAGTTAAATTATTAACTATTGTCCCATGGCCATTTCCATCTTCCTAAATTATACCAATGTTCCAAGTTGAAGGGTTTGAATTTTCATAGCCCTATGGGATTTTACAAGAAAAAGTATATTCAGTGTTTGCTTCTATTGGAGAAAGACACATCTAAAATGCATCAACATCATTTCCTAAACGTACGGATTTTTTTATCACGTTGTTATTTGAATCTTTATATCTTATATTAAATTTATTTTTAAAATTAAAATTGCTATTAAAGGTTTTAACATTAGCATTGCTGGCTAATATTTTTCCTATTTTAAAATTTAATAATTTTTCATAAAAATATTTAATAATTGTCTAAGCATTATTTTTGTAAAAATCAATTAATTCTGTCTCTCCCCAAATGCTATTTATTAAATTGTCTTTTATATTAGGATAATTATTTAATTTAAATAAATAATTTTGAAAAGAAGATTTAAACACTTGAATATCATTTGAAAGATCTTTATTTGGTTCAAAACTATAAATAGTAAAATACATAGTATCTTCTGTTGATATTGGTAAAAATCCAATGGAATAATTTTGTTCAGTTGCACTATATATTGGATATTTATAGTTCAACATATGATTTTGTAAAATAGTCTATTCATTATTAATTAAATATATAAATCTATCAGATAAACTTATTGTGGTTGTTATTGGGTATAATGCGTAATCCCAAGCTCCATTAATATCAATATTTGTATATATTCCTAACATTTCATTTT